AGATAGTATTTAAAGGATTAAAGGCAGGCTCTGGAGTCCAGACAGCAAACCTCAAGGGATTAAAAGATTTCTCGATGCTTATACTAGACGAGGCGGAGGAGATGCAAGACGAGGCAATCTACGATAAGATAGTGCTATCAATTAGAGGTAACGATGCAAGCAATCCAAATAGGAATATAAAGGTCTTAATCTTAAACCCTACAAGCAAGGAGCATTTTATCTATATGAAGTACTACGAGAGTAGAGGAGTGCAAGAGGGATTTAACGGAGTCAAAGATAACGTCTGTTATATACATACCTCTTACCTCGATTGCCTAGAGTTTGTACCCGACGAGATACTAGACTATTTCGAGGATATGAAAGTCAGCAATCCGATAAAATACAAGCACGTCGTTTTAGGCTCTTGGCTCTCAAAAGCTGAGGGAGTCGTCTATACGAATTGGCGCTTTGGCGAATTTAATCCCGACGGGTTACAGGTTATCTTTGGACAGGATTATGGGCACACCGACCCGACAACCTTAGTAAAAATTGCCATAGATAAAAAAAAGAAAATAATCTACGCAAAGGAGGAGCTTTACAAATCGAAGTTAACCATCTCCGAAATATACGCAATCAATAGACAGAGGGCAGGGCGCAACCTCATCATAGGAGATAGCGCAAGCGCAGGAACTATAGCAGAGCTGCAAAAGCTAGGTCTCAATATTAGAGGCGCTAAGAAAGGCGCAGGTAGTATAGCAACGGGTATAGCACTCATTCAAGACTATGAGCTTGTCGTCGATGCAGACTCTACGAATATGGCAAAGGAACTAAACAACTATATCTATACGGATAAGGGAGCGCAGTTAGCTTGTGATATGTACAACCATAGTTTGGACGCGCTGAGGTACGGCGTATTACACCTATTAGCTAATCGTGGCAAAATAGAAATAAGGTAAAGAAACAATACTAAGCAAAAATCGTTTTTATTATATGACAGAGACTATCAAAATTAGTGTACCCGAAAATATCGCAGATATTACTCTAGACCAATACGTCAAGTTTGAGGCGCTCAGAGCGCGAGAGGATAAGATGACGGAGCAGGGAATGATTGAGAGAGTTATATCTTTGTTTACAGGAATGAAAAAACAAGACGTCAAAAAATTAGTCTATACAGACTACGAGGGTTTGATGGCTCAGATTATATCAGCGTGTGAGCAAGACGTAGAATTTCAAGAGCGGTTTATGCTTAATGGAGTAGAGTACGGCTTTATCCCAAACCTAGACGAGATAACGACGGCGGAGTATGTAGACCTCAGCACTATAGGAATGGACTTTAAAGAGATGCATAAGATTATAGCTATCTTATTTCGTAGGGTTACGAATGAGGACGCTTTCGGCAACTATGAGATACTGCCCTACAAATACGATAAAGCTCTATGTGAGGAGATGCGAAGTTGCCCAATGAATATAGTTAACGGCGCTCTGGTTTTTTTTTGGAGTTTATCGAGAGAATTAAAGGAGGCTATCCAGAGATATACGATTCAAGCGGAGGAGAAAAGCAAGCGGTAGATTATTTCTCCAAATGGGGTTGGTACGTTACTATTGATATGATGGCAAGCAATGATATACTAAAAATTGACAAAGTGCTAGAGATTCCCGTACATGAGTTTCACACGTTCCTAGCTCATAAGTTAGACAGGCAAAATATGGAGGCAATATTAAGGAAAGGAAGTAACGTAACACAATTATAAAATGAACGCATACAGTAGACTATTAAGATATATAAGGAGTTTAGCAGAGCAAGACGTATTTGTTAAAACAATCACAACGGGCGCAGATATTGATTTGAATAAGGGCGATATATTCCCGTTGTTTAATATTGATATAACAGACGCAACCTTTAGCTCAAACGCGACGATTACCTTTAGCCTAAATATACAATGCTTAGATATTAGAGATATTAATAACGAGAATGTAAACGATAAGTTTTACCTAAACGATAACGAGGTAGATAACTACAACGGTACGCTCTCTTGCCTCAATGCGCTTTGGGTTAAAATGCACAGAGACTTTGCAGACAACAATATAACGGCGTCGGATAGTCCGACCTTGACTCAGATAACTTACTCAGATAAAAACCTATTAGACGGTTGGGATATGAGCCTAGAGGTAGAGATGCCAATAGACGAAACTAGCTTTTGCTTTTGGGAAGTATAGCTAAAATATTTGATACTCTAGGGAGTAATGTAGTAACGCAGGCAAGGGCTAATCTAAAGAAAAAAAAGAAAGGCGGCGGAGAGCTTGAGAAATCTTTAGGCTATAAAGTAAAGGGTAACTCTGTAGAGTTTACTCTAACGGATTACTGGGAATTTGTAGACGCAGGGGTTAAAGGAAAGGGAGGTACAAAGGCAGACGGCAAAGCGTGGAAACTTAAAAAAGTAACAAATAATAAATTTAAGTACACAGATAAAAAGCCTCCGTTTATGGCTTTCAACGGGTGGACTATTCGAAAGGGTATAGCGCCTAGAAATAAAAAAGGGCAGTTAATGAAACGCAAAGGTTTGCTTTATGCGATTGCAAATAGTGTATACCATACAGGAATCGAAACGACGCATTTCTTTACTAACGCCCTAGACAATGAAGTACTAAAACTAGGCGACGAGATAGGCGAGGCTTTCGCTCTTGACCTCATCGACGGAATGAATATTAAAAGTGATAACGTAACAATAACAAAATGATAAGAGCATTAAGTCCGTTTTATATAGATACTCCTTTAGTGTATGGGGGTGTAACTTGCGCAAAGTATACGCTAAACGTTTGGGTTTGGAATGGCGACAAGTCTACCCCAGATAATACAAATAGCTACCAGATAACCTACCAAAATACTACAGCATCAACAGGCTCGCATAGTATAAACATAAACGCGATTATACAAGACTATATAGAATTTACTGAGCCGAGTCCTACGCTCTCGACGGGTATACAATTAATCGACGGTAACAATCAGCAATGGGTATATACTTACGTAACCTATGACGCAGTTGCTACGTTGTACCACGAGACTACTCAGATAATGACGCTAGGGTATGCTTACGGAAACGAGGGCAGAAATGTAACGGCGGTGTCTAATCAAACGCTTTTAAATCCTCAAGAGTATAAAGTAAATCGAGAGGGAAACTTTGTCTTTCCTATCTTCGTGCCTACGGGTGCAACCTCTAGCGCTGTAACGGTAAAGTCCTACCCATCTTTAGAAATAAATTACTCGGCAACCCCTGCGCTATCGGACGAGAGTAGCGAGATTGTTCAATACCTTTGGGTAGAGTTATCTCTAGCTGTAGACGAGGCTTATATAGAGATAGTGTGGCAAGGTCAAACCACTACGTTAAACCTAACAGACGAGTGTAAATATACCCCCTTAGACGTATTTTTTCAAAACAAAGACGGCGCATTGCAGACGTTTACGTTCTTTAAAAAGCAAGAGGAGACTATAGACGTAACGGATAGCAGCTTTGAGACTAACAGAGGGCAGGCGTCGGACGGATTCCATCAATTTGTAAGGTACGGCGTTCAAGGTCGCACTACATTAATGGCGGAGACGGGGTGGCTTGACGAGGATATGAACGAAGTACTCAAGCAAATACTATTAACAGAACGAATCTGGAGCTATAATGGTACAACTTACACGCCTTTAAACATAAAAAAGACCTCGCAGAAATTCAAGACAAGGCAAAACGATAGGTTAATTAACTATACTATGACTTTCGAAATGAGTTACAACGAAATAAACAACATATAAAATGGTTAATCTATTTATTAACGGCGAATTACTAGACCAATACGCAGACGAGAGCGTGGATATTGTAAGCTCTGTTTTAGATGTGAGCGATATTACTAAAAATACAGGAGACTACTCTAAGAGTTTTACCGTTCCTGCTAGTAAAAATAATAATCGATTGTTTAAACATTGGTATAATGCGTCTATAGATAACGGATTTGATGCTAGGAGTAAAGTAGAGGGTAGTATTGACATCGACGGCGTACCTTTCAAGCTTGGAAAGTGGAGGCTAAACAAGTGTAATATCGTAAAGGGTAGGCTTGAGAGTTATACAATTAATTTTTTCGGGAATCTGCCTAATATATCGGATACAATAGGCGAGGATATGTTAAGCGATTTGGCATTCCCTACGTTAGACCACGACTGGACGAGCGACAATGTAAAGCTAGGGCTAGAGGGGAATCTATTAGACGGCGACATCGTTTATACTTTAATGGCTAACAAGCGTTATTTTTACAATAGCCATTCGGGAGCGCATGACGTAGACGCTACGACTATAAACATAGCAAACGGAGCGAGTACTTCACACGCTACGGGCGTAGTGTGGAGCGACCTAAGACCTAGCGTAAAGCTATCGAAGATAATCGACGCAATAGAGACAAGATACAACTCGTTTATATATGATAACCCTATAGTATTCTCTAGGGATTTCTTTAGTACTACAGAGTTTGAGAAACAATACCTTTGGCTCAAGGCAGACGATAGGGTGGCGATAGGCGGCGGCGAGGAGATAGTAGACTTTACTACAGGCTCAGAGACTTACATAAATTTAACTACTAACGTCGGTACTTTTGTAACGGACAGAGCTACAAATACAAGGTTTGCAATAGGTAACAAGATTACCCCTGCGGCTGGTTACGAAAATGTACCCTATACTTTTATAGTTAGAAACGCAGATACAAACGAGGACGTATATGCGTGGGATAGGACGCAATGGGGAAATGGCGACGGAGTTGTATCAATAAATACAAACCTATTTTCGCCAAGCGGTACGACAACTTTCAACTTTGAATGGTATGTAAAAAGCAACTCAAAAATTGAGTTTACATCTACGATAAGCGTTTTAAAATATATAGCAGATATACCTGAGCCATTTAACACAACAACAGGCGCCTCACAAACTCTAGTTAATGAAGTAGTGATAGGCGACGAGATGCCAGAGTTAAAAATCGTTGACTTTCTCAAGGGCATTTTTAATATGTTTAAGCTCGTAGCAATTCCAAAAGACGACGGCAGTATCTACGTTAATACTTTGGATTCATACTACGCTCAAGGTCAAAGATACGACGCAACTAAATATATAGATTTCGCAAAGTTTGACGTAGACAGAGGCGAGCTTTTAAAACGTATTGCTTTCGAGTTTGAGGAGCCGAGTACTATTTTAAATATGGAGTTTAAAAAGAGAGCAGCCGACGGGCAAGGATACGGAGCATCGCTAGTAAATGTATACGAGAGCTTGACGCCTAAGAAATTAATAGACGGCGATACGCTAGAGGTAAAGCTACCGTTTGAACAAATATACTTTGAGCGTTTGGTAGAGCAAGACGACGCAATAGTAGGCACAAATACAAACATACAAACGGGCGTAATACTAGACGATAATTTAAACGAAGTTGTACCAAAGGCGGTTTTACATTACACATCAAAACAAGATATTTCAGCAACTCCGATAAGATTCGTTAACGACCTAGCGGCGGACGTTGTTTTAAACACTAGCCTAGTTATACCAATACATCACTTTGGCCCTGTAGCGCCAGTCTATGCAAATCTATTCGAGGCGGAGTTTAGCAACTTTACGGGAGAGAGCTTAGTCAATAATTTATATAGTATACATTACAAGGATTATGTAACGGCAATATTTGAACTAAAGAGGCGAACGTTTATGTATACCGCAAACCTGCCTATACAGATAGTTACAAGGCTTGAGCTAAACGATGTTATCGCAATCGGAGAAATAGACTACCGAATAAATAAGTACTCTTATAACCTCTTAAACGGCTTAACAAAGTTAGAGCTAATAAACGGCTTTGATACTACCCTACAAAATAGAGTTTACATTCCGTCTATTATCAATATTGAAAGGTGGGCAACGGATATGGCTTTTAATGTGGAATTTATAGAAAGCTATACGGTTACTAAAATTGCAGACGGTAGCGGTACGTCTTGGATAACTACGGGCGTAGAGGGAACGGCTAACAACCTAGCGACTATATCCGTAGACGAGTGGGCGACGCCGTCTGGAACTCGTAGCATGATAATACGATACGTAAAGGATTCAATAACAACAGATATAACAATAGTACAAAATGAGTAATCACATTACAGAGGTAATCGATATACTAAGACGAGGCGAGTTTTACGGCGCAGGGGATTTCGTAGAGATTGCAAAGGGTAAAAACGAGATGGTCATAACTTGGAGAGGATTAAAACGAAAAGTAAAACGAATTATAAAAGCAAAAAGATAATGAAAGAGGTAAAAGTAAAATTAACGCTAGACGACGACGACGCAAAAAAAGGCGTAGAGGATTTAACAAAAGAAACTAAAAAGCTAGATAAAGAGGTAGGAGACGTTAACGAATCTACAAACACTTTAACAGATTCGCTCGATAAAATGACGGGCGGAGCTATTACAGGTTTTAAAGGTATGGTTAAAGGGGTAAAATCTGTTATACTAGGCTTTAGAACTTTAAAAGGCGCTATTGCTGCGAGTGGTATAGGTTTACTTATAATTGCAATCGGAGCAGTTACCGCCGCCTTTACTAGCACAGAGGAGGGACAAAATAAATTTGCTAAAATAATGGGCGTTATAGGTACGTTAACAAGTGTTTTAGTTGACAGATTAGCGGCTTTAGGTACGGCAATAATGGACGCATTTACAAACCCTGTAGAGGCTTTAAAAGGCTTCCGAGATTCTATAAAGGAATATGTAACCGACCAGATAGCGCTAGTAACGGACGGACTAGGTTTATTAGGTAGTGCTATAAAGAAAGCATTTAGCGGAGACTTTAGCGGTGCGCTAGACGACGCAGGAGCGGGATTAAAAAAACTATACATTGAAACAAATCCTTTAGTACAAGCAACGCGAGCGCTCGCAGGCGCAACAAAAGACCTAGTTACAGAAATGACAGAGGAGGCTAGGATTGCAGGTATAATAGCAGACCAAAGAGCAGCAGCCGACAAACTAGACAGAGCTTTAATAGTAGACAGAGCAATAGCCAACAGAGAGCGAGCTAAATTATTAGAGCAAGCAATAGACAAAGAGAAATTTTCTACAGAGGAGCGAATCGAGTTCTTAAAAGAGGCAGGACGTATCGAAGACGAGATAACTCAAAAAGAAATCACAGCCGCAAAGCTTAGACTAGAGGCGAAAATAGCAGAGAACGCTCTAGGCGGAAGTACAAAAGAAGACCTAGACGAAGAGGCGCAACTAAGAGCAAATTTAATAAATTTAGAGACTGCAAAACTTACAAAAGCTAAAGAGGTAACAAGCCAGATTTTAGCTTTAAACGCAGAGGCAAAAGCTGCGCAAGACGCAATAGACGCAGAGAAAAAAGCAAAGGACGACCAAGCTATACTAGACGAAGAGGCTCGTATAAAAAGAGAGTCCGATAATTACGACGCAAGGCTTGCAGGGATACGAGAGAGAAACGCCAAAGAGTTAGCAGAAAAACAAGCTTTCGAGGAATCTAAAAGAGCAATGGAGGACGCTACTATAAACCATACCAAGGCAGGTATAGGTATATTGTCGTCTCTAGCAGGAGAGAGTAAGGCGCTACAAGCTACGGCTTTAATTGCTGAGAACGCCGTAGGTATTGCCGAGACTGTTATGTCTGCGTCTAAAAGTATATCCGCTAGAACGGCGGCTCATAACGCTATCCCTTTAATGATAGGAGCGTTCCCAAACCCTGCTAAAATTGCAGACGGAATCTCGTTACCTATAGATATAGCAAGCACAAAACTATCCGCAGGAATCGGAATAGCTACCTCTGGTATTGCTTTAGCGAAAGGACTAGCAGCTTTAGGTAAAGGAGGCGCAGGCGGAGGAGCTCCACAACTAGGAGGAGGAGCAGAGGGCGGAGCAGAGGCTCCAGCTTTTAATCTAGTAGAGGGTAGCGAGAGTAACGCAATACAGCAAAGCATACAAGGGCAAGAGAACGCAGTTAAAGCGTACGTCGTGAGCGGAGAGGTTACAACAGCACAAAGCGCAGACCGTAACATAGTAGAGGGCAGCGGATTTTAGAAATAGTGAAACAATAAAGTAATTTTTTCGTTAATATAATATAAAACTATGAAGAGATACGAGGGCAAATACAATAAAAAGAGCAAAGGAGTCTTTGCTATCAGTTTGGTAAACGCGCCTGCGACAGAGGAAACGTTTATCGCAATGGCTAAACAAGAGAAGATTGTAAAGTTTGCGAAAGTAGACGAAGAGCAACGTATTTTAATGGGGTTAGTTTTACAGCCCGACCAATTAATCTACAGAGTAGACGAGGACGGTAACGAGTTTGAGATGTTTTTTAGCGCAGAAACAATAAAAGATTTTTCTCAGAACTTTTTTCAGTCTGGATTCCAATTAAACTCTAAGCTAGAACACGACGAGCCTATCGAGGGCGTTACGTTTGTAGAGTCGTGGCTAGTCGAAAACCCAAAAGTAGATAAGTCCGCAGCGTTTGGGTTAGAATATCCTAAAGGCTCGTGGCTCGTTTCTATGAAAGTAGACAATGACGACATTTGGAATAACTATATCAAAACGGGCGAATTAAAAGGATTCTCTATTGACGGAATGGTAGAGCTTGAGGAAGTAACTTTAAAATCAAATATAGAAATGAGTAAGAATAACAAAAATATTCTAGCATTGCTAAAACAGATAGTATCTGGAGCAGAGCAAGAGGTAGAGGTAACTCTAGGAAGTGTAAAATCTGGCGAGCTAGATATTCAATTCGACGGCGAAAGTTTAGAAGTTGGAACGGCTGTATTTTTAATTGCAGACGAAAGCGAGAAAGTATCTCTAGCCGACGGAACGTATAAAATCGACGAGGGCGGCGAAATCGTTGTAAAAGACGGACTAGTAGAGTCTATGTCTGAGGCTGAGGCTGAGGAGGAAGTAGCTCCAGAGGCTGAGGAAGTAGTAGAGGCAGAGCTTGAAGAGGAAGTAATCGAGGAAGTAAACGCAGACGAGGAGTCTATGAAAGTAATCAAAGAGATTTTAGACGATATGTTTAAGGCTTACGCCGAGAGTATGGAGATTAAAATGAGCGCTTTAGATGCTAAACTAGAAACTTTAACGTCTGAAAATGTAGAGTTAAAAGAGCAGGTAGTAACACTTTCGGCGCAGCCGTCTGTAGAGCCTGTTAGCTCACAACCAAAACAAGTAACTTTAACAAAGCAAGGGCGTATCCTTGAGGCTATTAAACTAGCAAACCAAAACAAGTAAATTAATTAATTTAAAATAGATAAAAAAATGGCAATTACATCAAATTACGCAGGGCAGGCAGCAGTAGACATTATGTTGCAAGCTATCAAGGAAGAGGATACTCTTAGACTTGGACTAATTAACGTTGTACCAGACGTAGGGTACAAACTAAACTTGAGAAACTTAGACGTAACTCTAGGAGTAGTAGACTACGCTTGTGGTACTACCGCAGCGACTGACGCAGTAGCTTACTCTGAGAAAGTACTAACA